TTTGATATGTACTATGACAAGTTCAAAGGTGATTTGAAGTCAATTGATTTTGGTAATGGTAAAATCAGTGCAAAGTTGTGGGGATATCAATCAAAGAACACTAAGGGTAAAAAAAAGAGGTAAAACCAAAATCAACTTTTAATTTCATATATTGCCGCAAAAAAATCGCGGTATTTTTTTAGTCTGTAGGGTTTTTACGAAAGTCAAACCCATTATTTAGATTAAAAACAGTTTAATTTTTGATTAAATCTAAAAATAATGTAAAATTGTAACACAAATTACAAAACTTCTTGCCTATATACTATGAATGTGTTAATATAGACACATCGTTCATCCGAATGATAGAACTCACACTACTGGCATCACTCCTTGCTGAACACAATGCTTCCCACTGGGAAATGTCTTGTTTGGATTGGAATCGAAACAGAATTGAGATACTTAGTGATAAGAATCTTAACTCTGATGCTCACGAGTATCTTATAGATTACTTGAGAACAAAAGTGTCAGGTGAGTGTGATGCTTATATTATTGGACGCAAGTAAGCCGACTCGGAACGGGTTCGTTCATCCTTATGATTGAAACTTTAATTGCTGCATCAAGTGCTGTTACCACTATAGTTACAGTATCATGTACAGATATTAATACTCTTGTTGATCGTGCTAAAGTCTACCCTGACCTTAGTGTAGAAGAGAGACAGGAAATTATTGATTTGTATTATGATTTTGGTGAGAAATATGGTTTAGATTGTAGGGACGCAAAAGCCGACTGAAGGAACGGGAACACGGATCACTCGAAAGAGTTAAAGGTGTAAAGTCCAATTACTTTAGGAGAAACCAAATGGCACAAGTCACATACAGAGGAGTTAGTTACGACTCCGAAGAGTACAACGCAAAGGTACTCGCAGAAGCCGCTCAAAAGCAACGTCACGAATTAATGTATCGTGGTATTAAAGTAGAGCGTAAATTCGCATCTAAGAGTTGAGTGGCATCATGTTAGTTACAGCAGAAATTCTCGCAGCTAGCGTTGTGTTTCTGACCATTATCTACGCAGAAGCACACCTGCTTTATTCAAGGTAAAGACCCATGATACGTATAGGGTGGGAACCACCCGAAATCCCAGATTTCGATCCAGAAATTCATAACCCAGAGAAAGTATTTGCTCTCTTGTGTTATCGTGGGATTCATTATGCGAAGTGGGTATACTTAGATGTAGTTTTCAATAAACAATGGAAACTATTTAATCCAAGAGGAAAGGGTTGACCTTTCCTCTTTTTTTGTGTATAATAAATAAAATGAAAAGTTTTCATGGACAAAGGAAAATTAAAAGTCTTAATAATGGCTCTTAAGGAGATTGTTGAAGAACTAGAGAGCGAAGTATATTCAGATGTGGATGCTTATAAATCCCCTGCGACTTTCTCATCAGCACCCATGAGTTATGATGAGATGTTTGATGATGGATCAGATTAATAGTCTAAATATTTACAAAACTTAAAACACCTATGCCTACTTACCCTGTAAAGAATTTGAAAACTGGCGAACAAAAAGAAATCCAGATGTCAATGACCGAGTACGATCAGTGGCGAAAAGATAATCCTGATTGGGATAGAGACTGGATGGAAGGAGTTGCAAACGTCGGAGAGGTCGGAGAAGTCTATGATAAACTTCGTAAGACACACCCCGGTTGGAATGATGTATTACACAAAGCATCCAAAGCTCCCGGTTCTAAAGTAAGACCTGTTTAATATGCCAAGAAAAAGAAAAGCAGAACAACAGCCCATAGGTGTCGGTTTAACGGCAAAACAAATGAAGAGGAAAAAACCAATCAACGCTGATATGTTGAGAGATATCGAACCTCTTACAGAGAATCAGCAGAAGTTATTTGAGTCATATTCAAACAATAAGAACATAATTGCATACGGTGCAGCAGGTACAGGAAAGACCTTTATAACCCTGTTTAACGCACTGAATGACGTGTTAGATACTTCGACACCCTACGAGAAAATATACATCGTCAGATCGCTTGTATCGACCAGAGAGATTGGTTTCCTACCCGGAGATCATGAGGACAAGTCTACTCTCTATCAGATACCATATAAGAATATGGTTAAGTATATGTTTGAGTTACCATCAGCAGCAGATTTTGAAATGCTCTATGGTAATCTAAAGGCACAAGAAACGATCTCATTCTGGAGCACATCGTTTATTAGGGGAACAACATTTGATAGAGCCATAATTATCGTTGATGAGTTCCAAAACTTGAATTTTCATGAATTAGATAGTATAATGACTAGAGTAGGAGAGAACACAAAGATCATGTTCTGTGGAGATGCAACACAAACTGATCTCATCAAACAAAACGAAAGAAATGGTATTGTAGATTTTATGAGAGTCCTTCGTTTGATGTCATCAATTGATATCATTGAGTTTGGTGTGGAAGATATTGTTCGATCTGGTCTAGTTAAAGAATTTATTCTTGCAAAAATGGAACTTAATTTATGAATTTTATTCATCATAATTATCTGGGTGATCTTGAATTACAAAAAAAAGAAACTAACGGTATAAGACTTTATAATCTTCCGAGTGGAGATTGGGTTCCGTCAATTACATCTGTGACATCCTTTTATAATCGTCAGATCTTTGCCGATTGGAGAAAGAGAGTTGGTGTTGAAGAGGCAAATAAAATTACAAGGAAAGCAACTGCTCGTGGTACAGATTACCATGAGGCAGCACAGAACTATTTGTTAAATCTTGAATTGAAATGGGATGATTATCAGCCTCTTACAAAGTTCATGTTTTACAATACCCTACCATATCTGGACAAGATAAATAATATACACGCTATCGAGAGGACTCTTTACTCAGAATACCTCGGTCTTGCCGGTAGAGTTGATTGTATCGCAGAGTATGAAGGAGAGTTAGCTGTAATAGATTTCAAAACTTCAACTAAGATAAAACCAGAGAACTGGTGTACAAATTATTTTGTACAAGAAATGTTTTATGCTGCTGCATACTACGAACTAACAGAGATTCCTGTAACAAAGTTAATTACTATAATGGTAACTCCTGACGGAGAGGTAAAAGTATTTGACAAACGTAACAAAGAAGACTATATTAAATTATTAGTTCGTTACATCAAAGAATTTGTATCTCACAATACTAGGTCGCCAAATGGACAATGAACTAGAAAAGGCATTCGAGGATAAGTTTTACTGTCCTGCTCGGTTTGCACAAGAAATTGAAGGACTTGTGCAAGCACAAGAAGAGATGAATTACATCGATGCGATTGTCTATTTCTGTGAAATAAATTCCATTGATCTTGAGTCAGTTCCAAAACTGATATCAAAACCACTTAAAGAAAAACTCAAGTATGAGGCACAGGAACTTAACTTTTTAAAAAGAACTTCAAGGGCTAAAATAATTTTCTGATGGATGAATATGATGAGAACCCATTTTGGGGTGAACCAACTCCCACTGATCTGTGGGAGGATATGAAAAAACTTAATGCTTTATATGATAAACTTCAATGGGATCATCGTGATTATCTAGAGTTTACAATTGAAGGAAATCATATTACAATAAGGAATAAATCCAGAGAAGGAAGGTAATGATGCCGTTTGATGCCTACCGTTGTTATTTGTCATTAAAAAATCACTTCACAAAAGACCACTATGATTATCATAAGTATGGTGGCAAGACAAGAGCAACCAAAGAAGCCTTTTATAAAAGAAAGGATCGTTTTTGGTTTGAAAGATTTTCAAGACAGAAGAATGATAAAGAAGTCGTAGACTTTTTTGTATCTAATTTTGTTTCATGTTCTGATCCTGAGAGTATGTGGATCGGAGAGATGATTAAAGAAGGAGAGGGAAGATATGTTGATTGGAAGAAAAAGGTACAGTCATTGTCATATATCTTCAAAGAAGAATCAGAGAGTCTGTTTACAGATAACAAGGTGGATGATGTCTTTGATTGTAGCAAGGGACACCCTATTGTATTGAAAAAATTTTTAGGTGGTAATATCAGTATTGAAAGTATGGTAATCTATGATAGAATACTAGGGTATGGGAAAGACTTTGATCAAAAGTTGGACGATCCTGTATGGAAAACCGTCAGTCGGAGAGTAAGAAAGTATTCTCCTTTCCTAAATATAGATGTATTCCGCTATAAAAAAATACTAAAGGGGGTAGCAACCAAGTGAGTTTCTTTGACTCCGACATCGTGAAGGCTGAGATGGCAGACATCCATCAACTCCAAGAGGAAATTTATTCAAGTGTAATGAATTTTCCTTACATGAGTGCTGCTGATAAAACAGAGCATATCAATTTGCTATCCGAACTTGTCGAGAAACAAAAAGTCATGTATGCTCGTCTGAGTTTATCAGATGATCCCGATGCTGAAATCATGAAACAAGAAATGACTAAATCCGCAGAAATGATGGGTTTACCGAAAGGTGTTGATATGAGCATTATCTTTAATCAAATGAGTGAAATGATTGAACTCATGAGAAAGCAATTTGACATCGGCACTTTTTAGTATATAATAGAAGAGTACACACAAGCCAAATCTAATTTAATCCGAGGTAACTATGTCTTTCGCAGACCTAAAGAAGCAGTCATCACTAGGTTCATTGACTGCAAAACTTGTTAAAGAAGTTGAAAAAGCGAACACATCTGGTGGCGGTGGCGATGAGCGTCTCTGGAAACCAGAACTAGACAAAACAGGTAATGGATATGCAGTTATCCGTTTCCTCCCTGCACCTGAGAACGAAGAGTTCCCATGGGCAAAAATGTACACTCATGCCTTTCAAGGGCCTGGTGGTTGGTATATTGAAAATAGTCTAACCACAAATGGTCAAAAGGATCCTGTCTCCGATCACAATCGTGAACTATGGAACAGTGGTAATGAGGCAGACAAAGATGTCGTGCGTAAACAGAAACGTAAGTTATCTTACTACAGCAACATCTATGTCGTGAAAGATCCTACTAACC